TGCCTGAGAATATATTAAATCGAAAATTAACTCAATATGGTCTTATGTAAAAAAAATAACGGGAGGGCTTGACACAAGAAACATAGGAGAGAGTGTTTCTAAAATCTCTCCATGCGAAAGAATTACGATCTCCTAATGTATTTATACATCCGGCGGACCACCCTTCGATTTTGTTTCGGTTGCCCGATCCGTAGTGAATGTCGATCCCAAAAAAACCTTCCTCTTCGAAACCATCGTCGTTTTCGTTATTCCGGTTCCGGTCCCTCCAAATCTGTACCGGTTTCGCCTGATTGAATGCAGGAAATCCTTTGTGGAGACCCTTCTTAAACCAATGGAGACCGTTCAAAAGATGAGCGCATCCGTTCGGATTCATCGGTGAATCCGTGTATTTTCTTCCCGGATCAACCGTTCCTTGAAAACATTTCATTTCGTCGCCGCGAAGGATACACAACAGATCGTCGTATTTGTTGAATGTGTTCTCGGTCTTAATGAAAAGACTTTCACCTTGTTTCATTTGAATAGAGCAAGCCCGAACTCCAAATATGGTCCAGGACTTGTCTTTTACGCGATGACCTAACGCTCCGGCGGCGATTTTTGTAACGAGGATGGAATGAAATTCGTCGAGCGTATACATTCTTATCCACCCAACACGAACGGGATTTTCAGCTTTCCGGTTACGACGAGATAAATCAGGAAGATAAGGATAATGAAAGCGATCCCGATTCCTGCGATCCACTCGACTCCCGATTGAAAACCGGTTCCTTCCGCATGTTTCGCGATCTTATCCGCACATTTGCGAAGGGAGCTTTCGAGTTCTGCGATTTTCTCATCTTTCGATTTTACAGTTTTGTCAAATTCGGCAAGACTTGCTCTACACTCTTGTAGATCCGAGATCGCTCGCTCGTTTGCGCCCGGCTCATTATTTTTCAGTGCGTCCTCGGTGCGCTTGTATCCATCGATTTGCGCTTTGATTGCCGAAGGAGGAGATAGCTGAGGCGTTACGCAAAATAAAACCGCATAACAGAAAACGAATATTACAATAATCGCATTTTTTTTCATAACTATTTTCTCCTTGGCTTTTCTTTCTCGAACTCTTTTGCGCTGAATTTTATTTTTACGTTCTCGTTGACTCTCTTTCCGAGGTAGAGCGCGCCTTGTCCCAAACAGAAATAGGCGAGCATTTCGATAAGAGAAAGACGGGACTCGGAAATTTCCTCTTCAAAGAAAAGGAAGTAAATACAGGAAGCCAAAAATACGAAAAACACAACCCAGGTCCGCAGGGTTGTGTCGGAGAACGTTCCGGTTTTGTCGTCTTGCCAAAGGAATTTCATCGGTTGTTTCTCCGTTTTTTTGATTTAGGAGCGAACTGTTCTTCGGATTCCGAATGAGAGGTAACAAGACAGACGATTGCGGAATCCGTCGGAAGATCTGCGGAGATCTTTTCAAGATTGTGAGCGTATCGAACATGTTCCTTATTCGTTTTGTCGAAAAGATATTTCAGTCGAATCCCGTTGTTTGTCCCAACCCTATGAAAGAGTTCATGGAGGGAAGAAAGAGCCTTTGAGTTAAGAGCTTTAACCCCGGTCAAATCCAGAGTAAGCCTTTGGTCCGCAAAAGGCATGAGCCTTACACGCTCTTCGAGAAGTTTTAAAAATTCAGAAAAACGGTGCGCGTCACTGATTCGAAGGTGATTTGTGAAACGAAAAGTAAGCCCTTGGGACTCAACGAAAACTTTTGCTGGATGTTCAAGAATTCCAACATGATTTTCGAGCGGCCCCCGATTGGATTCAACGTAACTTATGATTTCCTCAAGACGCTTTTTGTAGTTCTCAATAACGTCCTTCTGGGTTTTAATTTCTGCTAGTAGGGAATTGATTTTTGTGTTTGAGTTTTTCGAAATTGCAGAGAAGACCCAAACCCACAGGGATTTTAAATCCTTCCAATATTTAAGAAGAATTAGAAGGAATACGAATGCCGTTGCGGCTATGAGCCGATAAATTGGTACTTCTAAAACTTTTTCCATCGTGCCTTTTTGAAACTAAAAAAATGAGCCGCTACTGCGGCTCATCAAAACGTTCCCGTAAAACCTAAGTAAAAGAATTTTGCACGATTTACGGACTTAGAACAAGGTTGAAGTTTCCGATATTATTGTTTGTTTCTTATCACCCTTTCCGTAAGATTTTGAAGCTGTTGAATCTTTTCTGTGGACGCCTTGGATTTTCCAGACAAAATGGTAGCGGCTTCTGTAGTGTTCAACCGTATCCCGTTGGCCTTTGCCTCCTTCGTAATATCCGAAATCAAAACCTTTGCTTTTTTCATCCGTGAACGCAGGTCTATCATAGATGCTTGTTTAATGAGATCTGTCGTGACCATGCCACTGAATCCCGAAATATCGTCCAAGCACGAACGGAAATACTCCACTCCAAGAGGAGAAGGGTGTACCGTTTCACAAAAGAGAACTCTTGCGGCGACACCTGATTTCCCGGATTCAAACGAGATCTCGAATCTCTTCTCTGCAAAATCCAGGACCTCTTCGTCATCCAAGTGCTTGAGTTCGACATGCTTGCAACGATAACCTACCTCGCGCCCATTCATGACCGAATCCATTACCAAGGATTCGTTTCCGAACATAATGATCGAAAAGAGCGGCTCCGTATGAATCTCTCTGAGTTTTTTTAACTCTCTAAAGGTCGAATCGCTTACGTCCTGTGCCGAATCCACAAGCAGGATTACTTTCTTAGGATCTTCTTTTTTTTGCTTTTGTTTGTATTGCATTCGTAGCAAAAGCGACCTCAATTTCTCCTCCCTAAGCTCGACGTCACCCGGCATCGGAGTATCCGGAGAGAGACTTAGTATCATGCGTTTCATGAGAGCTGGAACGCGCGAACGACCTTGTCCCTTCCAACTTGTGACGGAAAGAACGAGATAATTATTTTCTTGAGCCCAATCCCCCAGGATATGACGCCTAAGAGTCGTTTTGCCGGTTCCCACTTCCCCGGTAACGAGAAGCCAGCCGTTATCCTTCGCCGTTTTTTCTATTTTTCGTATAACGCGCTTTAATTGATCTGTAAGTAAAAACATCATTCCCCTCCTTGCAGGATCTCGATATACTTGCGAAGATCGTTCAAAACAATCTTCCCGTTGGCCTCTAAGATCGATTTAAAACTCGCCACGATCGCGGGAAGCAAATCCTCTTCAATCTCCCCAGCAATCTCTTCCAAAACGCATAACGCATCACCGACCGACTCGTATACGGTTGCAAAACTCGGATCAGGAACGAAGTGTTGGATTGTTTTTCCCTTCCATTCAGGAATATCGATTTTCGGCGGAAGTGTAGATTGAAAAGCAAACGACGTCCCTTTCGCTTCCCTACGAACTTCTTTTCGAAGTTGTTCGGCTTCGGTATCGTTCCAGTCGTAATCAATGTCATTATGGAATGTTCCCATTTTCCTTCTTTGTTTTCCACGAGGATCGCAGTCATACATACGTCCAGTTCGTGGATCAAGTGCTTTGACTTTTCCTGTGACATCTCGAAAGACATGCAACTCAAGACCTTTAGGAAGATCCCTTGCGACAAAGAACTTCTCAACCTTTGCTTTTGCGCCCCATTTGATTGAGATAACACCGTAAGCGTCAACTTTGCGTTTATGAAACGCAAAGCGAGCGTTACGGATGTCGTCTGCATTTACCGAGTGAAGAGGTTTTGAGTTTGTACTTTCGCAAAACCTCATATACGCACCGGACTGAGTGTTGTGAAAAATTTGCCACTGCTTGTAATGCTCGTTCAGGGAAACGAGGTCCAGGTAGTCATCTTCCAAGCCTTTGAGCAGGGTTTCGTGAGAACGTTTGCTTCCTGAAATTCGACCCTCGACCATTCCTTTCGCAGAAGGATTTCCGGGAAGGTGGGTTGTAACCGATATTCCCAGGCGATCCAAAAAGGTTCTCATTTCGTTTGAACTCATTCCAGAGCCGCGATCACAGTAGATGTTAAGCGGAACGGATTGAAGAGGAATTGAATCCTTGGAAAGAAAGTAGTCGGTTAAGAAATCGATCCAAGTCGCGGTATCCTCTCCGCCCCCTTCGGGAGCGTAAGCGCGGCAAAACCAAGCACCGGAATACAAGTCCACCGCGAAGAACAGCCAGATCCTTCGTAGACCTTCTCGTTTAAGAAGGTCTGCTAAATGCTTGTCTTTTTCCGACAGCCCTTTTTTATACTGAAATTTATTGTCCAACCTGAGAAAGTGCTGGTCAAGCGGGGTCGCATCCACTACCAACCATTCTCCTGCAAAGTCGGCATAAAGTTGGACTGCGGTGTGAGGTTTCTTAAAGTCTCGCGCGCGCAGTCCAAGTTTCCCAAGCATGCGGTCAATAGTCGTTCGGTGCGGAAGATCTTCTGCTCTAAAAAGCCCTTCCTCAACTCCGATCCGCATCGCTGCTGAAGTCGAAGCGTATTTTGTTTTCGACTGCGTTTCCGTTGCAACCTTCAAGATCGCAATTTGACGGACCAGCGCGGCCTGTTGTTTTCGGCGTGAGGTTAAAACTACACCTCCACGCGGCTTTCGTTCGGTTGCTTCAAAGACGGACTGTCCGCGCCCCAATCGATTGAAATACTTATACACCGTCGATTCGGATTCGATCCCAAAACGACGACAAACCTCTTGAATGATCTCGCCGCGTGATGTCTTAGTCCCTTCCTCTTGCCCGAGACTCTTCCATTCCATGAAGTATCTTGCGAGTGTCGTTTGATCGACAATTGATTCGAGACGGGCTTCCATCAGGCTTTCCCCTTCTTTCCAGTTTCAGCCTGATACAAAATTCCACCCAGGGCCTCTTTCAAGGAGCCAAGGCCCGACTCAAGCACTTGGATTTTTTCGGTGATGAGTGCCCGAACTTTTACGTTTTTTGCAAATTTGGTGACATCCACGGAACTGAGATCCCGAAACTCAGAAAGAATCTTTTCCGTTGCAAGAGTAAAGAGCCCGCTGACTTGGCGTTCGGTTCCCAAAGATTCAGCAAGAGCCTTCTTGTCTGAGTGAACCACTCCGTTGAGTTGAGACCTCAACTCTTCGATCTCCTCCTTCAGCTCCAAAATCATTTGATCCTTGCGTTCAAGCAGAATATCTCCGCCTTTTTTTGCAGTTCGAGCATCTTTGATTTTTGCGCCAAGTTCGCGCTCTTTCTCGACGTATCTCGCGGCGATTTCCGCTTCAAAGATCGCGAGCTCAATCTTCTCACCGCCCCGAATCACGTAGGATTCGCCTATATGCACTCCATCGTATTCAGGATCTTTTGCAAACTGGAGAAGTTGCTTTATATTGCCGCCGAAGACCTTAAGAGCGGCCTCCGAATCGAACCTCTTTCCGATCGCAAGATATGTGATCGCCGTTGTCAGCGGGAGGATATTTTTTAATTCCACCGCAACGAACTCGCGGAAATCGTTATATCCAACGTATTTATAGAGTTCATGGTCGTGGATTTCGCGTAACGCGAAAATGCTCTTCGCAATGCTCTGCTGGATCTCGGAAACGAGAACCTTACAACGGAACGCGGCATTTTCCGGCGTCAATACAACCGGTTCGGCTGGAACGGTAATCGCGGGTTCGGGAAATTGGTCGCGTTGTAGTGTGCCATTCCCACGTTCGATTACTTGCGTGGCGATTTCGGAACGTTTATTTTGACTCATTGTATTTACCTTCTTATGCAAATTTTAATTCAGCGGGAATTTCGAAGACGCGTTGCATCTTCTTTACGATTTTGTATACGTGCTGACGAGAGATTCCAAACTCTTTGGCGATCTTTGGAGCAGGAACTTTTGACTGAAAACGTTGGAGTATCTCCGCGTCTCGACTTGTCGCGTCGTCTTGACGATTTGATGAGCTGTCGCCGTCATCTTCGTTTCCTATGCGACTGTAGCCGTGCGACACGACAGTCTTTCTGTCGCCATCTTGTAGCTTGTCGCTCGTCTTCTCATTGTCGCCAAAATCGATGTCATCTTGTGCGACTGTCTCATGCGACACTGTCTTCTTAGGCGATTCCTTGGTAGCTGTCATATAAAAATCGCCTCTATGTGAGTAAGACAAGACTGTTATTGAACTCGAATGAACCTCCGCGATTTTGTGAGACACGAGATAATTCAGGATCGGAACGCAAACGGCAAGAACCACCGCACCTAAAAGTAGATGCCAAAAGTAGAGAGATAATTCTCTCTTGGTTTGAATCTTTGCATTTTCGGCCATAATCCTTGCATTTTCTTTTTTAACTAACTCGGTCTCTAACTTGAACGCCTCGACATACGCCTCCCTTCCCCCGTTCCAGTAGGATTTGGGGTTATAGGCTGGGTATTTCAAAAGTTCTTGGACGGGATGCGATTTTTCTTCACGAGCAAATTCGTCGAGAAGTGGATCGACGAAAGACGCAAAGGAAAGCGCAATGCAAAGGATCGTTGCTCCAATTGACGCCCAACGATACCCGAAGAAGGCGAGATAGAAAACTATCCCGACAGTGATCGTCGCACTTGCAATTCCCGCGAGCATATTGCCCGACAACGTTTGATAGAATTCAAAGAGTCGGCTTCCTTCCGCTAACGAAAGCAGAACGAGGACGACCCCATGAGGTAGCCATTTTTTCATACAGTTTCTCCTGGTTTGTGATGATTTAAAAATATTCATTTATCGGAAAGTTCGGCCTTTACGTTCCCACCTAACAAGGCGACTTTGCGCGCCCGAAGTTCCTCTACGCCGATTCCAAGCCGACGAGCTCGAACGCTATCACCGAAATCCGTAATTTCGGATTGAGTATACGTCTGGCCTCTTTCTCTTCGTTCCAACCAATCGCGGGTTATTTGTTGAAATTCGAGGACAGTGATTCCCCATTCGAAAAATATAATTTGTTCGACACGTTTGGATTTTCTGCGATTATGGAGGACGCGAGAAATAAACTCCTGCGATAGATCATACTTTAAGGAAATCGCGTGCGTCGAATTTATACCACGAACAACGATCGAGGATAAGAGCGGGGAAAAAATGCGTTTGCCCGTCCCAAGAGGGTCATTATTCTCAGAAACTAATGACCCTCTTGATGATAAGATAGTGTGCTCAAGATTTACGGGTGAATTTGCCGACAACATCTTATATTTCATAATACAGAAATCGGAATTTAATTCAAGAAAATAAAATACAGAAAACGGAATTTATGCGAGAAAGATTAGCTATCCTTATTGAATCGCTTGGTTTAAATCAACGGGAGTTTTGTGAGAATACAAACATTTCGCCCAGCAGATTGAGCGAGGTCATGAATGGCCGAACACTTAACCTATCCGCAGATGCAATAATTGACATTATGCAAAAGTATAACGTAAATGCAAATTGGCTTTTAACGGGCAAGGGAAACATCTTTAATCCGATAACTCCATTGACTGGAAAATCAAAAGAGGAAAAAATTGCTGAACTTGAAGCGTTGCGCCAAGCAAGAAAAATTATTCCAACAGATGTTCAAGCGGGCATCGGAAAACGGCCCGAATCCGTTGAAATAATTCGCCTGTTATTAAAGGTTCAGGTTGAGAAATATCAACAAATCAAAACAATACTCAAATCGTTTTTATAAAAAGAGCTAAAAGTAATTGACTCCCCTCCGAAATCACTTCATCCAATGTATTTGGTCCGTGCTCGTATTTCTCAAAACAACCTACCAAGATTTCGATAATCAGCTCTTCTTTTTGTTCTAAATCCAGCATCATTCTCTCGTCCTAAGTCAACTATATTTTTGTATAGTATTTTTTGGTTTCCAACAAAGACATTCTATTTTTCAAAAAAAGATATAAAACATTCAATCCATGTGTATATAATGTCGAAGAACTATTATATACATAAACGTAGGAAATTACACCTAGCTATGCGAGTTTCAACATAAAAATGCACAGGCGTGACAAATATTTACAGGTTGAACGATTGAAATTAGTCATGCGCGAAACGGGTTTAAACGCTCGCGGGCTAGCCAGAATAACCGGGGTAGTGCCTGGAACAGTTTACAATTATATCAATCCCGATATAGATCGCCAAATCGGGTTTGATTTCGCCTATGCACTACTTAAAAAATTAGGGTACAATCCATTTTGGCTCGTTTTTGGAGAGGGAGAAAAGCGATTCCCACAAAAGTTTTTACCCAGATTGACCGAAGGCGCAGATACAAGTTACGACCATTTCGAGGTCATCGACAAAGAAAGATTTTTCCAAAAGCAAATCGAAAAAGCCGGAATTCGAGACATTATAGAAAAGCTGATAGGAATGAAGAGATCCGAAATTCGAATGTTTCGCGTTATTTTTGAGAAAATGTATCCACGAATAGACGAAACGTCCGATCAACGTATCTCTCGATCAAAACAGAAATAGGTTCTTTCTTTGACTCAACGTCCTCTCTAAATTCATTAAAAATTGCTCGCAAACTGTCTTTTATTCTTTCGTCTTTCATACAAGATGCGACGGAGATATTTAATAAATATCTAATGTTCTTACTTCGTATTAAATTTTATTGGATATAAACCGAGATTCAGACAAACAAACTTGACATACATTCAAGAATTCGGTCAAAAAATATCGGAAACTACGGCCTTTCTGTTGCCCTAAAAATATAATATTGTTTTCCGCTGATGGCGGAGGATAAACAGCTCAAACCATACAAAACGAAGCCGTATGAAACGGCTCTACTAATATATCTTTCCGGTGAAGCGGATAACGCAGAGCAACTTTCCGCCGCGCTTTTGCTCAAAGAAATCAAGGTAACCGCGAACACAATTCGATCTTGGATGAAGGTCGAAGATGAAAACGGCCACGATTGGGAACAACGAAGAGCTGTTCTTTGGGAAAAAATCCTCAAACAAAACCAAGAAGAAGTCACGCTCAAGTTAGATAAAATCCGAGACAAGTGTTCCGACATTTTAGATGGGATTTTTGAGGATTTAGAAGATACGTCGCTTCGGTTTAAAACAAAGGACGCCGCGATTTATTCTCTGAGCAACATGGTAACTCTGCTCAAAGGATTTCAAGCTACCGACAAATGGAAGAACCCGATCTTTGTAATTTCTGAATATACGAAACTTCTCGAAGCGATTCCCGCCGTACGTCGCGTTCTAAAATCCAACCACAATAAAATCCAAAAGCAACTCAACGCCGTAATAACCCAAGAGCGGGAGATCAATGAGAAAGCAGAAGACTGAACTCGAGTTTTCTCGTTCTGACGTTTTTGGAGCAATCCTCGAAGAGCAGACTAAAAAATTCGGAGAAGTTGATAAGAATTCCAGAATATACGGAAAACTGAATGGAAAGGATGATTTATTCGCTTTTGGGAAATATATTGATCCTGATTTTTCCGATCCTGCTCACATCCGAAAAATCGGGGAAGAATTGATAAAGGTTGAGACAGGGGAACAAAAACGCCTTATCATAAACGCACCGCCGAGGCACGGAAAAACACTTTTTTCAAGTAAGATATTTCCAACTTGGTTTTTAGGACGAAATCCTCGGCGAGAAGTCATTTCAACCGCTTACGGCGCAGATCTCGTCTCGGACATTACCGGTCGGATGCGGGATATTTGCGAAAGCAATGAATTTCACGACATTTTTCCTAGCCTCAAAGTAAGAGGAGACAGTCGCGCACGGGAACGATGGAAGACAACCTCCGGAGGAACCGTTCTCGGAAGCGGTACGGGCGGGGCGATCACCGGATATGGAGCTCATCTCCTCAACGTTGATGATCCTATTAAAAACTTCGAAGAGGCATTGAGCTCCACGTATCAAGAACGTGTCTGGGATTGGTATAGGACGGTCGCACGAACTAGGGTGTATACCGGTGGAGCAATCGTAATTACAATGACCCGGTGGGCCGAATTTGACCTTGTAGGAAAGGTTCTTGCTCAAGACGGTCGCGTTGAAGACGGAGGACTTTGGACAGTCCTCAGGCTCCCCGCGATCGATAAAGATGGGAATGCGCTCTGGCCGGAAAAATTCCCCATTGAAGAACTCAACGAAATTCGCAAAACGATCGGTGAGAAATTATTCCATGCCCTCTATCAACAAGAGCCGATCGACATTCAAGAAAAGTTATTTGAAAATCCGACAATTGAAGAACCTCCGCTTGGATTGACCTACTACGGATTTTTAGATCCGGCATTTACCACAGGCCCCGCCTCCGATTTCTCCGCGCTAAGTATATTAGGAATTGATAATAAGATTTTAGACAGAAGTAAGGCTGAATTGTATGTCAAGTTTGGAGAGATTTGGAAACGATCGATCGATGTAGTATACGACTTAGTTGAGAAAGCCTGTATTGCCAACAACGTTTCCGTCTTGTACGTAGAATGCAACAACGGTGGTGATGCTGTTTACGAAGCCCTTCGAAAAAGAAAGACCCTTAAAGTCGAAAAAGTTTACGCATCCGGAAATAAGAACCTTCGAATCGTAGATCAACTGCGTGGAAACTGGAATCGAATCTATTTTTCAAGATTTATAAGTCCGGAATATCTAAAACAAATCCTGAAATACAACGATCAAGCGGCACATGACGACGCGCCGGATTCGCTCGCGAGCTTAATCAAAAAAATCGCAAGCAAGGGAGGTTCTATAAAGGATCGATACAACTGGTTTGGAGGAATTAACTGATGGCTCGCAGTAAGAAAAATAAGATCGAGACTCGTTTCGACGGTTTGACCGACGAATTCACCGGAAGAGGGACGGAAATCGACAAACTCAAACAACTTAAACCTGTCTCCTATTTTTTTCCTCCCGAGGAATGTAGAGCATGGTATCGGGCAAACGGTTTTTTTGCGAATATTGTGGATGCTCCTGCGGAAGACGCAACCCGAGAATGGATCACAATTAAAACGAACAGGGACGGATCAGAAGGCGAATTAAACGTTTCTCGTCTCATTATGAACCGACTCGAAGAGCTAAAGCTTCAACAGAAACTGAAAGACTTAATACGTTTCAGCCGACTCTACCAAGAGGGTGGATTTCTTTTTTACGGTATTAACGCTCCCGTTCCTCAGACGACTCTCAACATCATGGACCAGGTTCCGAGTGATATTAATAAAATTGCATATATCAATGTATTCGGTCCGGATCGAGTTGCTCTAACCGAACGAAACCTAAGCCCACTCGCGGCTTCGTATCATATCCCTGAAGTTCGAATTGACGGCTACCTTGTTCACGACAGTCGCTATTCTTGGCTCTGTCCTTCGTATGTGGCTGAAGACGGGCGCGGAGTTTCCGTAATCGAAACCGTCATAACCGCGATCATCGCGCAGGACACGGCGTTGCATTCTATTTCCTCCATGCTATACGAAACGGGAGCCAAAGTCTTTAAATCGAAAAAAGTCGAGGAGTTGGCTGAACCCGAGGCGATGCGGAAGTTTTTACGACAACTTCGCGCCGTGCTCTCTTCTCAATCTCTCGTCGCGATAGAAGACGGCGAAGAACTCAGTCGACTAGAAAGCAATTTGAATTCTACGGGTCTTAAAGATTCTCTCGAATTTATCTTTGAAAACCTCGCCGGACTTTCCCGCATTCCGAAATCCAGATTGAACGGACAGGCACAGGGAACAATTACATCGGGTCAATTTGACTTCCGTTCTTACTACGATGACATCGCACGGGATCAGGAGAACGACCTTCGTCCGATTATCGAAAAAGCGATTAAGCTCATCGTTCGTGAGAAACAAGGTGAGATTTATCAAAAGCTTGGCGGGAACATAGAGGGGCTAGACTGGCAATTTTCGTTCAATCCTCTTTGGAAGTTGAGCGAGAAAGAAGAATCGGAAATCGATCTAACTAAAGCTCGCACAAGCGACGTCTATCTTGCGAGAGGGGTTCTTTCTCCCGAGGAAGTCAAAACCAAAACTTTTTCAAAACTGGAAACGTATCCAGCTTGGAATGGAGGGCCACGCCCCGAATTCGGTGATCCTCAAGCGATCCAAGAGCCGGAATCTAAACCTGATTCTGAAAATGCCAAGATAGAATCACAAAAACCAAAAGAGAAACAACTTACTCTGTTTTAGGAAATTGGAATGTATCCGATTCAACTTGAGCAACAGTACGCAAATTTCTTTTTAAACGATTATGACCAATTTGTAAAATCGTTCCTTTCTGTTCTCAAGGGTTCGATCGAGTCGAACTTTTCGGAAAACCTCGAAGCATTTAAAAGGAATTTAAATGAATCTGAAAGACAAAAAGAAAGGTATGAGTATCAATTTCAACTCGTAAAGTCTTGGGCGATTGACAAAACAAATTTAGCAATCGCCAAGAAGATTGAAAAGAAATTCGGGGCGACAGTGGCGACAAAAATGCTGTCAAATTTGACGCCTACTTTGTCGCAGAGTCGCCAATCCAAACAAGATGCGACAGATCCTGTCTTTCCGACAATTCGAATTACAGAGGCGACAGGCGAACAGATCAAGAGTTTGGTAAACGAATACGTCCAAACGAACCTGGGACTCAGTCGGAATATCAAAGACGAGTATTTCGCAAAAACACAAAATCAAATTTTTCAGGGAATCCGGCAAGGTTCCAGCTTTCAAACGATTGTAGATGACATCGTAAAGACCGGAGGAGGCGTAACCAGAAGTAAGGCGGAGTTTTGGGCGCGAGACCAAATGGGGCGTTTCTTCGGAACCGCGACGATGCTCCATCAAACAGGCGCGGGAATCCCTGGATATGTATGGCGATGCACACATTTCCGAACCCGAGACCAACATCTCAAGTTAGACAACACATATCATCGTTGGGACAAACGTCCTAAGATTTTGTACGGAACAAAAACTTGTGAGTGTCACCCCGGAGAGGATTGGAATTGCAGATGTTGGGCTGAACCGAGCCTTGGAGATGAGGAAGGAGTCAAGGAATGGAAAGACGAGTGGGTCGCCCAAACCCTTGATCTTACTCTCAACGAAGCAAACACTTCGATCCAAGTCGAAAATTCTTTGTCACGAGCTCAAATCGTGGAATCAATCAAGTCCGTAAATTCAGTGTTGAACATACAACCTAAAATTGAACGGCACAAATTCAAATTTCTTCCGATCGAAAATTCTCATCCTGAGTTTGCTCGTGCATCCGGTTTTTACGAGCCTTCCACCGGTGCGATCTATATCAAACCGGGAATTGATAACGCACAAACTCAAATCATTCATGAGATTTTTCATAAATTGGATTCAGAGATTCTTTTCCGCGCAGGATACAAAGGACATCAAACAGCCGACGCGGCTGAGCTCATGCAGGCGATTCGAAATACGAATTCGTATCGAAATCTCGCACTTGCAAAACCGTTGAATCCGAGTGGACTTAGGGATTGGAGTGAGCTTTCTCGGGAATCGGAATGGATCGCTCGCATTTTTGAACAGCTCATTGCAAATGAAACCAGCAATACCAAACTCAAAAAACAAATACAAGCTCGTGCGGATCGTTTTTTAAAAGTTCGCGGATATGGAATCTATTTGAGTCAAAAAGAACTTGAAATTGTTCTACCACTCATGCGAAACTTTTTAGAGAAGACAGGGCTTTTACGTTGAACCTTCTATTAAAATCAAAATTCACAGGATCGGAGCTCGCCGAGATCAAAATAAAAATCGAAGGCGAACTGGAAGACTTCCCTGATGAAAATACTTTTGTTCAATATTGTAAACAGTCCTTTGGCTGGTCTCGGAAAGAGTCCCTCGCCGCCATGCAAGACTTTCTCGACGTGAAAGTCAAGGCCCGCTACAAACTCCTCTAAATATCGGAAATTACGACCTTTCGAATTCAAACGTTGCATGTAAAATTTTTACATGCAGAGGGTCATAACGTTTGATCGCGGAGAATTGGAAGTTATCGAAACTGACGAGGGGTTTCTGCGCGCCTACGTCACAATCGCACGCGTTGGCGTATTTCCATACCTCAGAAACGGAAAGGTCTACAAAGAAGCAAAACTCCCCGAAGAGTTGTTTCGACCGGAAACGATCAACTCAATTAAAATCAAACCTGTAACCGACGGCCATCCGCCTGTATCCGATAACCGGGGTTTAGTCGTGCCCGAAAACTATACGAAGTATATTCGCGGTGCGTTAGGCGATACTGTAGAGATCATTGACAACAAAAAGATCCGAACCATCGAGATTGTATATGACGCCAATCTGATCGGAGACTTAAAAGCAGGAGAGAAGCGAGAAGTCTCTATCGGATTCGAATGCTACCGCGATGAAACGCCGGGTGTTTTCGAAGGCGAGCAATACGATGTTGCTCAAAGAGAAATCGCAGTCAATCACGTAGCCCAGGTTCCCGCAGGCCGTGCAGGTGAAGAGGTTACGATCCACTTAGATAACTCGGATGAAATTGGAATTATGATCGACGAGGAGACGATGAATAAACTCAAAAAAACTACAATACAAGACGAAGATCCGACAACAACAGCCCCCACACCGACGGAAGAGCAAATCTCAAACGGGATTTTCAAACTCTTTCAAAAACTTTTTTCCAAATTTTCGGGTGATCCAGAAAGCGCAGAACCATCTGCGGACGACAAGAAAACGACTGAACTTCAATCCCAAATCGACGCGCTCAAAAAAGAGAACGAAGAATTGAAGAAGAAAGGAGCGACTAACGTGCAAAAGACCGAAACTCCTGCACAAGAACAAGACGCCGCTATCAAGGAGCAAATTCACAAAGCGGCGACCGAAAGGCTGAAACTGATCGATACCGGTAAGGCAATCATTCCTGAGTTTAAAGCCGACGGACTCAGCGATCGTGAGATTCGTCTGAAGGTAATCGAAACGATCCTTCCGGGGAAAAAAATCGAGAAGGACGCGAAAGATGAAATCGTGGAAGCGATTTACGACGCCGCTGTAGAAGTAGCGAAAGACAAATTCTTCGTAAACAAGCCGGATCGAACATCAGTTCGAATCGATGAGGCCGACATCGAAAAACTAAAAGAAGCTCGGTTTGATATGCGGGAGAAGAAAAAATGAAACCTGCACCTCTGTATTCCAAGAATCCAGTCGGACTTGGTAAGCAACCTTACCATTACCCGAATCAATTTGTAGAAGGAAGTAATCTCGCCGCCGGAGAAACGATTCCTTTCGGACGCGCTGTTGGGCAAGGGAGTGTCGTCGACGGAATTACGATTCTCAAACTTGCAAACTCAACACTCGCAAAACCTTTTCGCGGTGTATCCGCAGAATCTACGGATGCAAGGGACCCGGATAACCAATCCTATATAGCCGGCGACGCAATGGGTATCGTGAAAACGGGGGTTGTGACTGTATATACCGAGGAAGTCGTAAATTCCTTAGATCCAGTAAGGATTCGAATCCAAAATCACGCAACGGACCCGGCGAAACGCTGCGGAAATTTTTGTAAGACTGCGATTCCAGGCCAAACCGCACTTCTGGAAGGTGCGGAATTCAAATCAGAAAGCACAACAGACGGGAAAGTTGTTTTGTTTCTTTCCGACTTCGTCCGAGTCACACCCGACGCCTAAAACCCAAATCAGCATTTAACTCAGGAGATCCAAAATGCCTATTCCTCAAAAATCAGTTGGTCAAGACTCTTTTCTAACGAAGAACGATCAACTTTACATTCTGAGCGTTTTGCTCACGCCGGCGGAAGAAGAACTCAAACTCCGAAAAATCGCAAGAGTCAATCCGACCTTCCCGTCGTATGCGAGAGAAATCGGTTACGACACCTATAATCGACAAGGGAAAGCAAACGTAGTTGCGGCCGGGTCAAGACCAAAGGATATTTCGTTTGTTGACGAGTCAATCGACAGAACGACGCAACCAGCTGTTGACATTAAGACTGCGATTCGATACAGCGCGGACGATCTGGAGGCCATGCAGGCAAAAAGAGCAATCGGAAAAGGTGCTGCATTTTCGTTAGATCAGACACGGATCGAATCAGCTCGAAGGCTTGTAGCAGAAAGAGAAGATTATATTGGTTTTAATGGCGAGGAGGCTCTTAAAGTTCCTGGAATTTTTGCGAGTGCCGGCTACAAAGAACCGACTCCCAATTTTGCAAACTTAACGACCGCTAAAGCGATGTTAGAAGAGCTTCACAAGGGAAAAACCTTTGTAGAAAAGAGCGGTCATTTCAAAGGGAGAACGCTTTGTCTCACTCCCGAAGACCAGCTTCGTCTTTTGAAACCTTTGAACGATTATGCGACAGTGACGCTCCTCGAATGGTTCAAACAGAACGGTTTGTTTTTTGATAACATCATCACAACAAACGCACTCAAAGCGGAAAACAATATTCTGGGGCACGATCTGTTTATGGTTTTGGATTCTGATCCAAGGGTCCTGGAACTTGCAGTGCTAAAAGATATTACTCTCGGCACTCCTGAAACAGACTGGCTCGGTGAAACCAAGATGCTCGTAGACGAACGATTCGGCGGAGCTCTCGTTTACTATCCGGAAGGCATCTATGTTGGTAAGCAGGAGAAAGTCAGTCCGTCGGTCCGTAATACAATTTCGGAAAGCGATCCTATGCTGGATGAATTTTTACGAGCAATGAAATCTACTCCCGCCAGAGGGGGCGAGACCAAGCAAGAGGCATTTGCACGAATAGCCCAAGAGGTCCGTTCTACAAAGGCCCAAGCGAAGCCGACAAGCGCCAAGAATAAGACGGCGGCTGACAAAACGGAAGAATCGACTCCTTCCGAGAACGCAGAAAAGGACGCTCCACAAAGTGGAACTGACTCTAAGTAGTTTCAAGGAGTATCTTCCTGCGAATCACGGTTTTAGTGATCCGTATCTCAATCGGATACTTTCCGACGCAAGTCGGGAGGTATCCGAACTTGACAAGGTTCCGATCTCTCATCCTCAATTCGACTTTCTGCAACGCCTAAAATCCCTTGCAGCGATTCAATCCGAATCATCCACATCAAGAAGAGGTTTAAACTCTGCGGATACTACTCCGCCGGATAGCCCGACCTCCTTTTCTCTTTCGGGTGCGTTCTCCGTTGGATTCGGCGGACAAAAAAGCGAATCGGAAAGAATCTTCGGAAGCGGGGGCGAAAATGCAATGACCGAAGCGAACTCGTATGAAGTTCAATACAAAAAAGCACTTATCAAAATCAGAGAAATGGGCGGACGGGTGATCGCGTGATTATAAACGCTTCGACTATTCCGATTCTCAAAAGTTTGGAAGTCCTGGTTCCAGTTTTCCAAGTTAGCGGCAAGTATGTAGGCGGGGAGTATCAAAAGAATACAGAACCAGATGAAAAGCGCCTCATCGTTCTTCCGATCTCAGGGGAAGAAATTAAAAATGGTGAACCCGGTTTTTACACTTACGAAGACAAACTCGTAATCGAACTCGGCTCAAGAACGTTAAACGAAAAGGATCGGTTTCGATTCGAAAAAAAAACTTTCGAGATCGTCAAACACGCAGATTATATTTCGATCGCAAACGTTGCAAAATATACAGCCAAGAAAGTTCATGAGTCTCAAAATTCAGGATGAAAATAACATTCCGTTTCTTCTTTCATCCTTGGAAGAACTCGAAGGCATTTCCGCTCGCGTCGGTGTAGCTGCTGAACCTAACTCAGAGCTCGCGATTTATGCAGGTGCTCAAGAATTCGGTGCCGTCATAACGTCAAAGAAAGCAATCGCAAAACTCTATTATATGCTTGTAGAAGAAGGGCTAATCGACAAGGAAGAGCTTCCCATTTATATTTGGATGAAAGCTAAAACTGAAATTATTATCCCAGAAAGATCTTTTCTACGGTCCATATTCGAAAGTAAAGAGGCGATCGACAAAGCGATGAAGCTTTTTCTCTTTGCGATGGACCGAGCACTTGCCGGTCAAGGTAAGATGATTTCAGCTTTGGAAGCGGCGGCGGATTCTTTTGTTGCGAGTATCAAAAGCACAATTGCGAGCGGAGTGAATCCGGCGAATCATCCACTCACGACGGCAAGAAAAGGACATTCAAAAACTCTAATGGGCAAAGAGCCTAGATTGCAAAAATCAATTACGAGAGAAATTATCAAGGGTGGGTAGAAGCGTCTTGTTTTTTCAGTCTTTTTATGATTTGAACGCAAGCCGTAGCGACCTTCCCCGCCTCGATCCGAGTCAACTGATCCGGACTCTTGTCAGCTACCTTTTTAGAAAGCCCTTCGAATGTATATTCCATACCGAGTCTTTGAATCGTTTCGATCAGATTCGAGATTTGCTTCTCTTGGAATTGACTCATCTTTGCTACGTACGCGGAAGGTTCACCTTTGCTAACCTTTCTTCTTTCTCCTTGGATTCGATCGATCACTTGACGAGCTTCCTGAATCGAAAGATCCCCAAGGTGTTCTTTTTTAGAAATCTCGAATATGATATTGTGGAGAAGGTCCGAGCTGATTCCTTTTTCACGAGTCATTGCCCAAATCTTCTTTCTTTGCGCGGGTGTAAGTTTAGGCGTCATAGTGATGCTCCTCGATCGAGGTCATTAGATTTAAAATCGCCGAACCTTCGTACATGAACTTTCGTTTATTAACTTGTTTCGCGAGCAACCGTCCTTCCAGCCGATAGTTTGCAACAGTTCGAGGTTCAACTTGTAAAAGTTCCGCTACTTCTTCCGGTTCATAGAGCATTTTAGGATTGATCCCATTGTCCAGCCTGGGCCTAAGTTTCTGCATTTTTTACCTCTGATATTATTCCTATTTCTGTATTTTTGTTATTGACAATAATTCCGTTTTCTGTATTTTACTTATACATTAACAAACGTCAAGGAAAAACCAAAAACCCGTATGAACCAGCCAGAAACATTAGAAATAAAAGATATTCTCAAATTGATCCAACTCGAAGATCCAACCCTCTATGTTGAGGATTTTGGAGGCGAAGCATATGAATACAATTACCTACTGTCTCAGTTACAAGATATGTGCGGCAACGCCCATACATCCGAGGACGATTATCACTTAGCGATGCAATTGATTACAATAGCAGCGCTTTCGGTTGGCTGGTTGCTTGAACTGAATCCAGACGCAGTTAAAAAACTTTCTCAGGATCGCTATTTTGATCAATCGCCGTTTCGCAAACAAAAGAGATCGCATGGCGGACAACGCGCGCTGAAAAAAAACGCAAAGAAAGAAGGAAAACATGAGTAATTCTCTCTTCTCGGAATTGCCAAACCGTTGTAACTGCGGAAGCCCCGCAGAGTTAAAAGATTTCCTTGGAAAAACTACTAAAACTTGGCGTTGTCGCGTTCAGTGCACCGAATGCGAAAGAGCTACACTGAGCTACAAAACATCGTCGGAAGCAGTAACCGCTTGGAATCGCGCGGACATGGAGGAATAGGACATGAAATTTTTAGAAATTTTAAAAAGCAAATTACTGAAACTTTTTAGAACTTTTTGGGTTCATTTTTCTCTGAACTTAGGAATCGTTAGATTTAAATTTCAAATCGATTCTCCATTCAAAGAGGACGAAATCTGTTTCGTTTTCTTTGGGATAGGCAGTGACGGACATTTTTCTTGGATTGGATTCCAAATCCTTTTCATTCAAACAAATTTATACCTTTGCACAGATAGAAATTTCTGGAAATACAGAAGCGTCCGAATAAACAATTTCGTTTATCCTCAGTTTAAAAAGTCCAGTAGCAAATCCTTGAGTTCTCCTTTAGAACCCGTAACGTGTTTAGGAGCAGGTAGAGACGAAACCATACGCACTGTATCAAATTCGGATAGAAAGAAGACTAAACGGGGTTCGGAATAATGGGGATCTCTTTCAAAAATCGCTCCCATGTATCCGGTCTCTGGGGGTTCATCCAGAAAATTAACGTCCTTCAGATAGCCATTGCGACGTTCCAGATCAGGAAGCTCCCAGATGAATTCAATTCGGATTTCGTTGTCGTAAAGGCGATAAAGCTCAAGGTTCAATTTAAAGTCATACGAACTTGGACTGGCAATAAAATCCAAGGGCTCAGGAGAGGAATTTTGTTCGTCCATAACAAACGCTCCTCTATCCATCCATTTCTCACGAAGTTCCGCTCTTTGTTTCTTCAGAGTCTCATACCAGTCTTGCATATCGAAAAAGTAATAACCGGATTTTATATAGCAAGTCCAAAACTTTCACTTTTAGGGGTCCCGCGATGAAATCGGAGTTCTCGGAGATTCTCAACCAAACGATTCAAAACCAAGAAGTCTTCTTTCAGAAGGACTCCGACGGTGACGAGTTCTATATGAATCGCGGCGATGCGACACGTCAGGCAAAAAGGTTACGACAAGTGATTGATCGTTATTACAAGCCGCAACGGCATTCAATTAGCAGCCCTCTTTCTGGGGTCCTGCATATATGACACCGATTCAAATTATACTCTTACTTATCGCGGGAGTTGTTTGGACTGTCGCATTTTTAATTTCAAGGAAAGAATCATGAGCATCGAACAACTCGTCGTAAGACTGATCTGTTGGAGTGTCGCCGTGATTGTAGTTTATAGGATGTGGAGATGAAACAAAAAGCTAAGAAAACGACTGCGAATAAAAAACCGCAGATTAAAGCGATAACGCTTTTCACAAAGCAAGCAGAGAATGAGCTACGCAAGCGGCTTAGAAAGAAGACCGGAGGAACGCTATCTTTCTGCAAGCAGAATGGATTCACGATTTCTGAATTCAATCGTGCGCTTGACATGATCCCTACTCGAAAATCGTCACTTGTCATCATTGCTCTCGAAGCCGAGGGGATCAAAATTCCAGAAACCAAAAGAAAAAAACTTCTTATCGGTAAAGAACGCGCAACGCGTTTAAAACTCAATCGGGAGATCATAGATGAGCACAACCCAAAACCAGCCGCCTAAGACTTTAGAAGATCTTAACTCGAAGATGCAAAGACTCGTTGAAATCGAGTCTGATCTAAAACGTATTGAGGGTGAAAAGAACTCCGAAGTTGAGAGCGTCCGTTCTCGGTTTGTAGACACAGAGCGGGACCTTGTCTTCGAAAAAGAAGAACTGGATAAACAGGTTCGTGACTTCGTGATGCAAAACAAAGATACGCTTTTCGCACATCGCAAAACCGTTGAACTTCCTTTTGCAACTATAAAGAAAATTGATTCTCAGGAAATCGAAATTACGGACGAGAAATCCAAAGAACTTCCACCGTATTCAGTGGACCTCATCGAGAAATTTTATCCGGAAAGAGCAAATAACGCGATCCAAATCAAAAAGACAGTTAAGAAGACCGCTCTTAAAAGTTGGACCGATGCAGAACTCGCAAAAGTCGGAGCTACACGATTTTTTAACACAAACATAAATTACAAACTCAGATTGGAATTACCGGAAACCGACGTTGCTCGGGATCTGGAATGAAGGACAAAGGATTAGCGATAATGAAAACCTTTTTAAAGCGTCCTGATCGTGAAAGATCCACAGGCGAACTTTCTCGTATGCTGTCGATTCCAACTCGGACCGTTTCCTTTCACCTCAGCAAAATGTCTAATGCCGATTTTTTGATTCCTTCGGGAATTGGCAAAGGGCGCACCTATAAACTCAAGATCAAAGACAAAAAGGAAAGCAAATGATTCCGCAGTGGATAATCGACCTTCTATTAAAAATCAACGAACTCGCCGCAGACGATTCGAACTACAGCGAAGAGGTAAACGAAATTTATCAAATCTCTCAAGAGGCTCTTGAGAAGTTAGGAGTCGCTGAATGAAACGGCTAATTTTCAAACTCGACATTCAAGACGAAGAACTCGATAACTTTGCGGCGCGTGTTCACGCCGCTTACGGTTCGGCTACTATCGCAAATATGGAAAGGTTCCTACGACAGGCCACCAAGACTGATTCGGTGAAGATCCTGAAAAACGATTCAAAATCCGACTCATCGAGTTCTTGAAAACCTCAAGGATTGAATGAGTCAGATTAGACGACTGACAGCGATAAGGAGTCTTCTTCCCTTCTTCTCCGATTCGCAAAAGGCTGGCTTCGGTCTTTAAGGGGTATCCGGGGGCTCATAACCCGACCGGATACCTTGAGCATTTTGGATTTTTAGAATATGGATGCTTTTGAACCGATCGAGATTGCGGAAGAAAAATGGATAAAGCACTGCGAAGATTCTCTCAATCGAGGAAAAACACCTCCACGATGGGAAGTCATTCCGGGATGGATCAAGACCGATCGAATGCGAAAGTATTATGTAGAACTCAAAAAAAGGATAATGAAATGAATCTTCCAATTAGCACAGTAAAACGATACGAACGGGTAACGGTCTTACTTCATTCGATTCGTTTCGCCCTTTTTCACTGGGACTTGTCGGAAGAGGATCGCTCTACATTAGAAAATTATAAACATACTCTTGAGCCCGAGAGAGTCGCTCTTCGCAAAGCAATGGAAACCGATCCTGATTTCTTTTCAGGTTTTTCTAATCTTCTCAATAGGAGGGCCGGACTTGACTCTTAATCATTCGGAGCGTATGTCGTGAGCGAATTTGAAATCATAGAATTAATCCTTCTTTATACATTCATTGGAACTTTATTGAGTTGGGTAATCATTGGATTGGTTGCTTTTATAATCTGGTTTTTTGTTTTCAAGATTCTAAACGATGATACTCCGAAGTTTCAAGATGTCGATCGTAAATACTTTGGAGGTTATCAACCAAATCACGGACGCGCGGAAGATAGGAATCCTCCTAAAGAAAAAGCAGGTGGAGGCGGAATATGAAAGTCTCTATGCCCGTTGAGTTCGAATACAATGAACCTAAAATTCCAGTGGACGTTATCGATAATACAACTCTTTTGATTTCGTTTGTCCTTCAGGCGCGTTCTGCTTTCGTCTCTGCTCTATACGCTTGGTATGATAAAAATTTTCCATTAAACGACGGTGACTTAAGGGAATCTTTTCAAAAAGGAGTTTTAGATATTCTCAAAAACCCTGAATTTTTTGAGAAAGAAGTTTCGGAGGCGGCAATATTATATAAGGCCGAGGAACTTCGTAGCGAGGACTTCTTGGATAATTTTTAACTACGATCCCAAGCGCATAGAAGAAGGAATTCAGAAATCCACTGATCGAGGTTTCGAGTGAAATCATTTTTAGAAAACATAAGGAAAACTTAATGAAACTCAGAACGCTTATATTTCTTTTTTGGATGATAATTTTTCTTCAATGTGACGGCAAAATTCAACCTTATGCGGAGAACATCTGCGTCAAATCACATACAATTCTTGTTCAGCAAATTATCCTTGTAAATAACTCACCAGTTTTCAATCAGATTCCCGTAGTAATTTGTGATCTTCATGAATGGAGAATTGTCGAAAACGATACCGTTTATAAAATCAAGGAACTGGAAGAAATAGGTCCGTTAGAATGAAAGTTCTTTCAATAAGACAACCTTGGGCGTGGCTTATTATCCGTCCTGATATTATAGAGCCCGAAGCCCGCATAGTTGCTTTTAGCAAAGGTGAAATAAAGGACGTTGAAAACCGAAATCGTAAAACCAATTTTCGAGGACGATTCGCGATACATGCAAGTCTCAAATTTGATTATGAAGGATTAAAATTCATTCAACAAAACTTCGGTTTATGCAAGGGAATGAAAATTGAAGATTTCGATCGGGGATGTATTATCGGACATGCGATTCTTTCAAATTGTGTAACCGAATCTAAATCAAAATACTTCTTCGGTAAATATGGTTACGTCATCCTTGATTCAAAACCTCTTCTTCCTATTCCATATAAAGGACGGTTAGGGTTCTTTAATGTAGATTTGAATCAGGTTATTTAAAGAAGCGGATCTATGAAAGAATGGCGAGATGGACTCATAACAAAAACGAAGACTCCGAAATTCTGCCCTAAATGTGAAATGCGCCTGATTTTAGTAGGTAGAGTAAACGTTCCGAAATTAGGAACGCAACCATTAGAATATGGATGTCATCTTAAATGCGAATCTTGTAGATTTGAAGGTGCATGGATAAACGAAAATTTCAATCAAGAAATCGCTGACTCTTTTGGAATAGAAGGCGCAAGAGAGTTTGTAGGAAAATATGGATGGTTCGGAGAAAAGGAGAAACTCTTCTTATTACAAGAATCAGATACGCAACTCGAACTTTTTGACTTTAATGAGGATACGATATGAGCTCTCGTCCCGCCGGTAGCACTATAATTTTAGGCGACATACCAGATCAATGCCCGATCGGCGACTCAATGATTCTCGCACGCTCAAAAACAAAATACTATGGCGCATATCCTTCCGGTCTCTTGGAAAGAATCCGGCCTCTTTTAGTTGGCGGAGACCCAGAGGCTACAATTCTTCATATCCCAGGCGGAAAAGCGGGTGAATATAACGGTGTTAAAGGTGGGATCACTCTAACAGGTTTCGGAATAAATGATCTTACTGTCGATCTTGATCCTGAGTGTGACCCAGACATTCTTTGTGACGTACGTAAAATATGCGACAGGGTTGTCGCCAAAGGCGACAAGATTTATTTTTCCCCGCTTATTGAACGATCCTTATTTGACAATGGCGACAGCAGGCAGGCGACACCATTGGTATTCCCGCGTCCAAAAGCGGCGATCATCGATCGTCCCTATTCCGAAAGTCACTCTGAGAATTACGTACCGGGAAAATCCTTTCTTCCAAACCTCAATAAACTGATTCGTGATACTTTTGAAATTTTAGTCCCTTGGGGATTGGTTGGCGTCTTAGATTACAAGTGGCCTTCTCCTGGGAAGGAACAGTTCAAATGTATCGGGTTACATCCGGTTCTCACAGGCGAGAACAACGATATTCGGTTATTTTCAATTTGGAAAAGAAGGGAAATTCAATAAAATGGAATTATTAAAAATCACTTTCGCTCGATTCATCTTTTCATATATTACAATCTGTGCGAATTACAAATATTCGCTTGGTTTGAATCCGAATTTTCTCCTCGTCTTTGTGATTTGTCTATTTGGTGAAATTGCCTTTATGTTCGTTGTAATGCTATTTACGAATGCTACCAACAAAAAAAGCGAAGAACTTTATGAGTTTAAATGTGTGGCCTGTGGTCGTTCGAATCAAGTTAAATTGGCCGACGTCAAAGAATATCCACACACTTACCCCGGCTCCATAGTCGTAAGATCCATTTGTAAGCATTGCGGTTTTACTGACGAAATGTATTTGAAGGAGTGATTTTATGGGTTTTTGCATTGGCCTCGTCAATTTAAACGACACTAAAACTGATATTGAAACGCACGAGCTATCAGGTGATTTTGTATCGTTGGATTTATTTGAAATCATCTGCGAACTCCCTCATCAAGAGATTAAAATCGATGATGGCCTTTGGATAATACGTCCGTTAGAAACATCCTTTTCTCAAATAAAAGAAAAAGTGAAGCAAATAGATTCAAACGTAGAGAGTTGGTTAAAATTCGTTTCAATTATCGAGAATGATCCAGTCGTTTGGATGGATTATGGTTGAGTCTTTTATCAGCAAGAATCTTGCTCGTATTCCTGAAAAACGAATCAAAAAACTAAATTTTCCGAAATTCACTTCGCGAATAATTGC